TTCAAAGACTATTCAGCTTTTTTAGGTTTCTTTTGTTTTGGAGTTGTTTCAACATCACCGAGTTTCTTTTCATCCTCAGTCATAACAACTCCGTTAACTGCAGCGTCATAATCTACAGCTTTAGCGCCTACACCTTTGAATTCAGTTGGGTCTGTTTGTACAGTCCAAGTTGGTTTAGTCTTAAGACCAGTAGAATCGAAGTTAGCAACAGCTTCATCAGCAGCAGCTTTATCTGTTACAGTAACGACGATGAATGATTTAGGTGTACGGATAGCACCAGACATACGAGCATGCATCAAGTATTTATGTTGCATAAAGTCGATATCGAAGCTATCGAATGTAGCAATTTCACCATTCTTAGACATACCGAATTGATAGTCTACAAGGTTACCGATGATGAATGTTCCTTGAGGAAGAGCACGGTATTCAACAACTTCATCACACATGAAGTATGCTGCAATGTTTGCGTTACCAGGTACTTGGTTATTATCCATAGATGGAGCATACAAGTAACGACCGTTCTTGTCTTTAAGAGTCTTCAATTTAGCCAAGTCAAATGGGTTGATGTAAAGACATGGTTTACCAGAACCTTGGTATGCAGGGAATGCTTTACCAATTACTTCGTCAACAGCGTTTTCAAATGTAGCCGCAGTTACTTTGATTACGAACAATGGATCATCTTTGATGATAGGGCGAATGTGTTTTTCGCTGATCTTTTCAGGGTTACGTTTACCGTCAGAAAGTGTCAAAGGACGTCCGTCAGACAAGAAAGCCGCTTTAACGATTTCTTCTTTAAACTTAGCCATTTGAACTTGTTGGATAAAGTTAACAGCAGCAAATCCACCATCTTGCAAGTCGATCAAGTCATCATGATCGATTGTTTCACGACGGTGAACAGATCCTGGAGTAGTTTCACGGAAGTAAACTTCTTCGATAGAGTCAAGAGTTTGGTTACCTTTGATGTATCCACGAGCGCGAGCTTCGTCTTCTGTAAGGTTAGCAAACATGTTCTTAACGCGAGGAAGTGGAGACTTACCGAATTGTCCCATGATCTTGTCGATGTTAAGTGAGCCTGGGTTGTAGACATTGATTCCACCGTTAGTAGCAGGTTGTGGGAACAATGTTTCCATACCTACCAAACCGTGTTGAAGTGAGTCTTCACCTAGAACGTCGTTAGCACGAAGTACGCCTGCGAATGAAGTTGCGTTTCCTTGAATCGCGCTTTGTAGTAAAGTATCCAATTCTGCTTCAGATACAGCAGCATTAGTGGTCCCTTGGAATTGATTGTGTTTCAAAACTTCTTCTCCTTCGAAAATAGAATGTGATACTGTATCACCAGCATCTGCACCAGATTCTACAGCGACTTCATTGTCTTCTGTAGCTCCGTCAACAGTTTCGGTTGCGACTTCTTCGTCTAAACCGTTAACTTCTAACTCATTTTGAGTTTTTTCAGTTTCTTCTGCTTCTTCAGCTTCTTCAGCTTGCAAAGCGGCATCAACATCAGCTAGAACACCACCGAGGAGAGTTTCAACCTCTTCATCAGTTAGACCTTCTAACAGTTCCTCATATGTACGAGACATGTGTCCCTCCTTTTTATCTTCTAACTCATCTTCAGTATCTGAATGAATGAGTTCCTGCGTGATACCAGTATGAATGGTAGCACGGTCGCTTTCGTACTCTTCAGTCCCGTATACGCTATGGAGCATAACATGTTCGATCAGCGCACCAGGATTGGCACCTTTGAGAACTAGACTTACTTCATAGATTTCACCATGAATTACGTCGTTACCGTTCTTTCGGATACCGCGAGCCCCAATAGACATAGCGTTTAAATCACCATGTTGTAGTAGGACTCTGGTGTCTTGAGCATGTTCGGTATCATTTAGATACCCATACCCATAAACACCCTGGTCACGATGCTGAAGTTTCATGTACCCCAACACATTTGAGGGACTGGAGTAATCATGTTGCCAAACGATAGGAACTTGAGCGCCATCACTTTGTAGAAATGCATCATGACGAATCGTGACACCATCACTACATCGAATGTCGTTCTTAGTTACCCATCCGGCAAAATCAGCCTTCTTTTGCAACTAGAAAACCTCCATAAAAAATTTATACATCCAAGAGACGTCCGTACTCATCTACCGGATTTCCGTCCGCATCGACATACCCACCTTGGCCATCGTTGTAGATTTCAGGATACCCCTGGGTTGTACCATTAGGATCACCAATACCCATTAGGTCCATACCAGTAGAGATGTTCTTATTAAAGAGCATATCTGCGATACGACTTGGGTGAGGTGCTCGACCTAGCATTGCACGGATTTCATTCGAAGTAAATATTGCATTCCGAGCAAAGAGATCTGCCGCAGTACCTAGTTGTTCAACTGGCAACATACGGAATGGGTCACGATAATACTGAATTACCTGACCTTGCGTTCTAGCGGTCTTGGTTAGGAACGTTCTGTTAAGACCATCGACAATAGTCTGTAGAACAGGGTCTACTGCACGATGGTAATAAAGATTAAGCTCAGCTTGTCCTGCAGTACCGTCAAGAATCTTAGAAGAAATACCAACTTGGTTATAGTAGTCTTGTTGCAACTTACGCAAGTCATCAACAAGGTTATTCATGATGTTACCACCAGTGTGAATGAATTTTTCATTCGCATCCAAGGTAGCAATACCGAACTGACTATTAGCTAGCTCTTCTTCGAGTTTCTTTTTACGGTCTTGCGCTAAAGCTTGCCTATGTTCGCTCTTAGTAGCGTATGGTACTTGAATGAAACCATTCAAACGACCGGCTACAATCGCCTTATCCTGGGAGTACATAAGATCCATCTTCTGCTCAATCAATCGTAGAGTAGCGTTCTGGTCTTTAAGTAGCCCAATCAAAGGAGATTCTAAGATAACCACAGATTGCTTAGATAAAGTTAGGTCTTGTTCTAAACCATTTTGATCATTATAGACCCTAACCCGAACAGCTCGAGGATACCACTGCATAATCTTACCTACTCGCATAGATAGGACATCATAAGATCCTTCGTCATTCGGTTTTGTAGTCGTATCAACGGGGACAATCGCTACAGTACCCTCTTCCAATAGTGACCAGGCCAAATCGTAAATGAATGCACGACCAGTTTGGTCAATATTAGCAGACAGTGTTAAGCAATCGATCAAACCTGACTCTACAGGGGTTTGATTACCGTCTTCTTCGTTAATCTTTAAATGTTTAAAGTCAACCATTGCGACGTCAAGAGCGATCATAGAGATAATGCTATTCACCAAATCTTGACGTTTGAAATTGTAACCACGAAGCGCACTTGTCGATCGTCCCCAACCAGAGCCGGAAACTAATGACTCATCATAATCGAGCCCGTTGCGGGTTGACATGAATGCGTTCCATGATCCTAAGGGGTTATTTACCATCCTACAAGAATGCCTCCTTATTACGTTTATAGGCAACCCAAGCATCCATCAAAGCGGCAACGTTATCGATCTTTTCATTGCTTCGCATTTTGGAAAGTTTGTAGTTACCGTTATTGTCTTGAATTACAACAGCATTACCCATTGCGTATTTCATAAGTTCCTCGAAGAAAATAAGGTCGCGAGATGTCGCCATGTTCTTAATTTCACCTAGAGGAACAGACTCAGTTCTTACACCTTGTCGTACGACTTCGACACCAACGTCTCCGTTTTCCATAGTCCAACGATCAACAAACTCAGCAGCGTTATATGGGTCGTATCCGAATGAGATAACACTCCATTCCATCTCGTCGATGTACCGCTCAACATCGTCATATACTTGTTCCCAATCAAGATAGTTACCGGGTAGTATAATCAATGTTCCTTCTGCTTGAAGTTGATCATACTTTTGTTGCGCTGCGGAATTAAGACGTAAGTATTTAACTTCCGAAACGTATGACCTTGTTTGTACACCGTATCTACCTCTACCAAGAGGTATAATCCAAGTGAACGCCCAGAAGTCATCACCTTGAGAAGCATCCATACCCATTGAAACTTCCATACGTCTGAAGTTCTGCCTTCGATGAAGTTCAGTTTCTTCGAAAGTAAAGAAGTATGTTGTCCCTTCCACAGGTATTCCAAACCGTTTAGCCAGGATATCGTTCCTGTTCGCAGGAGAGTGTTCAGCCCGTCTAACATCACGTTGGTAAGCTTCGTAAGAAACTGTAATACCGATGTTAGGGCAAGCCTTCATCCACATATCGGGATTGGCCACCTCTGCAAGATCGTCTAAGCGATAATACCAGATAGAAGTATGTGGATCATAGTACTGGCCACGAAGAATATCAAGAAGCTCTTTCTTAATAGCATCCCCTACCGAGTCACGAACTGTACCTTCAGAGGATACGGCTAAGATAATATAGTCGTCAATACCGTCTTTAGAAGCGGATTGTTCAAGGGCGCCGATAATATCCTCTTTGATATCACCAGATAACCACTCATCAACACTAGCATACTTGGCACGAGATCCTTGAAGTTTACTACGAGTCATAGGTTTAACCTGTAGTATGGAGTTTGTCAGCTTATTAACAATACCATCTTTCGTAACAGCAAGTTGTGCTTGCGACTTTTGAGTACGAGCCTTATTAGAGCCTTTAGTAAGAACTCTGAACAAAGGGAACCCTTCAGTCGAGCTGGCCGCTTTGGTTATAGCTGTAGCAAATGGGTATAGTACCTCTTCTGCCTGAGCCATAGTTGGAGCGGTTGTCACTTGTTGAGTGGAATTCGTGTCGATTACCAAACCATAGGCATGGTGTAATGTTGCATATAGAGACTTGGCATTACCCCGGGCGACAATTAGATATTGTTTGTTTCTAAGTCTGCGCTTATGTTTAACTATTTTGAATTTTCCAGTCTGCGGGTCATAGACCTTCTCTTCCTTGATCTCAAACCAAGCTAACAGGTCTTCTGCCCAAAGGCGGAAAGTAGGCAATAGGGTTAACGGTCGGCCATCAACCAGGGTCATCTCATTCTCACAGAAGTCAATAAACCCTTGGATAGCGTCGCTATCGTAATAATAATTTGGGTTGGCGATATCCGCATCGATTCGGTTCATCTGCATCGAGACCTCGCGACATACAGGAATCTCACCGCGTATTACAGCGTCTCTAAATCTACCGTACTCGACAGGAACCGCGGTGTTGCTAAATACCACTAGCTACTCCTTTTTCCTTAAAGATATTATTTACGTCTATTCTTAACGTCTTTAGCATGTGCTGCGGCCATATCTTTAGCATGTTTACGACGTGCTTCAAGAATCTGAGCGACTTTTGTAGAAGCTTTTGCATTACGCATATAAGCATCGTGATATTTTTGTTCGGCTGGATCTAAAGTTTTACCATTTCGAACACCACTTTTGATCTTCTTGATGTTATCTTCCATATTCCGATCAACCGTTTGCTTATCACGTAAAGCATCTTTAACATGTTCGTCAATCGCTTTTTTGTCAGCAGCATACGCAAGATCTTCGGTAAGAGCTTCTGAAGCCTCAGCAAGTGGATTTTTACGTTTCTTCCACTTCATACCTTTCTTACCGTATTGTAATAGCAGATCTTCATTTGACGGTACATACACGCCATTAATAATTTCACCCATCTTAATTATCTCCAATCATTGTGTCTTTAGTTAGAACCGCACGCAAATCTTTTGTCTTCCGAACACTCTCAGGTATATAAACATCAACACCGTGAATGTTAACAGATTGCGTGAAGTTGGTCATAGTAATAGGTACGTCTTTAAAGGCCTTAGCCCACTCCTGCCGTACTTTGAATTCTTCTATAGCTTTCTTGACAGCATCTTTGTTGCTCTTATCGATCTTTCGAGTTGCAACAGATGATGGTACTTTACTATAAACATCAATACCAGCAGAGATAGCTTTACCAATAAACTTAAGTCGAGCCTGTTGTTTCTTCTTAAGCGCTTCTGCTCGAGCTTTACCTGGAGCTTCTGCCAACTCTTTAAGTTTACGTTCAGACTCAATTCTAGCAATTTTGGCTTTTAAAGCTTTAGTCGATACTTTATCTCTATGACGATAAAGATTAATGACTTCCAGCTCTCGTTGATACTCATCAACTGGCATACTCTTTTTACGCTTCGAAACAGCCTTAGCAACTGCCGTTTGTTTGCTAGATTTACGACGTCTACCGCCTATACTACCGCGAATGGAACCAAAGATATGATGATACCACTTCTGTCCCTTTCGACCATAATGAAGTAGTACGTCATCGGATGTCTTTGTTGACATATTCTACCTCCCAACGAGCTCGAGTAAGATTTTCATCACGAGCTTCTTTTAGTGCCGTAAGGACCGATGCTTGTGGAGGGTCATAAGAAATCATGACACTTATACCGACAAACGTCTTAGCAAAAGACATATTATCAAGCCGCCGTTTTATACCTTCATCCAGATCATCGATATGCCCATAGAAAAAGTCACTCCACGTAAGATCAGGATTAGTAACAACACTACAAGTATGTCCTATACCGTTTTGTACAAGAATACCTAAGGCAGTATCGATAGCCAAACCTATCTGAGTTTTAACAACTTTGTTGGACTCGGGATCGGAATCATGTAATACACCGACGAAGTTGAGAACGTCTTCATAGATTGTGTTCATTCATTTCATCCTTACCATAGTTTTGTATCACCCGGTTTACGTTCCACCCATTCTTGATACTCCTTCTGATCGTAGTGGATTCGTTTGTGGGTATAATCAGAGACCGTGATAAGTCCGTCAGGATCGAAACAATTCTCGGTCAGATTCTCAATGTCTTCTCTCGTTAAAGGATTCATATGGTGAACAGTTATAACACCGTCAACATAAAGTCCTCTTACGCCAAGGTCCTGTCCAAGATCTCTACGAATAATTTCGTTTCGACAGTTAAGCCAGGCTCTTGATTTATAGAAAGGATTGGAGATGTCTCTTGGCGCCTCGTGTTGAATACCACGAAGTCTAAGATACTCTAATCGCTCTGTATAAGATTCGAGTTTAGACATTTCTTTGTAGGACAATCTATTGCTCATAGAAAGTCCCCTCAATAACATCAGATGGTTTACCAGCATAACCTTGGAACGCTTTGTGCGCTTCCTTGAAGTCAAGTTCAGCTTGTTGGTCACTACGAATCAAATCGATACGTGCTTGCAATAGCTCTGCTTGCAGTTCAAGTTGTTTGCGCTCAAGACGAGCTTTAGGGCTTGCTTGGTTTAACCAGTATACGATCTCCGAAGCCGAAGCAGTTCCTTCCTGAAGACGCTTTTCAGATAGCTCCATCGCAAGTGCCATCATTTGCATTTCACGCTGTTCAGGCGAACGTGCAGGTTTGTAGGCCCGTTGAGGAGTATCATAATTAGCAACTTCATTTGTCATAACTATTCAGCCTCTTCCTTTTGTTTCTTAGGTTTAGTAGTATCTGGCTCGATGATGTATGGACGGTTCATCACATAACCTTCTTCAGTTTTAACCCATTCAGAGCCAACTTCAAGAACGATTAGGCGTTCGCCGTTATCTGCCAGTCGAACAACATTGTCTTCGGACTGTTGTGGTGTCTGTCGAATGTAAACTCCAGCAGGGGCCACAACTTTGTATGTAGTTTTACTAGTTGCCACTTGACTTTTCCTTTCTTTGTTAGTGTTGACGAATCCTTTCTTGTGCTTTTGGACTCAAATAGACCGACTTTAAGTTAGTTTTACAAGCAACCAAAGTCCTGTCTAAGGTACCTATAGACTAAGACTATACGGAAAAGGAGCCAAACACGTATAGTCTCAGAAACCGATCTTAATATCGGCCTGTTAGAATCCAAAACCATTTTGAAAAAAATCGCAACGGGGGAATTTTTGATA